GTTCCGATAACAGGGCTTGTAATTTCTCCATGGGAAGCCTACTTTCTAATAAATTTATACTCTTAAGTATACCAAAATTTTAATACGATTACCATTAGATATCCATTAAGTGCGGTTGGTTGATTTGACTATATTTTAGATAAGGTTGAATATTGCTCAAATAAATAAAAACGTAGTCAATAACGTAGTCATTCGATTGCCTGTACAGTTTTAAAAAATGAACTAAAAAAATTCTTTTTTTGTTACTTTTTTTATTGCCGTTATAATAGACAATTCTAATAGTTGCCGTTATAAGCACAACAAAAAAAGCCCTCCCATTTCGGGAGGGTGTGTGTCTTATATATGATTATAGAGTTTCTGGCCACGGATCGTCCGTGACATAAACAATGCTCGAAAATCGAATATCTCCGATGTCCCGATCTGTTGGCACTGGATCGTCAAATTGCAAACGGAATTGATTCCCGTCACCCGGCCCACCTAAAAACCAAGTCCCCAATCTTTGCCCCTTATCGTTGGTAATCATGCCGATTTTAGACCCTATCGGACGGAAACCAACTGGAATACCGTTAACGTTTAAGATGACAACATTTCGCTCTCGGTCTGACCCTTGTGGGACATATCCAGCCGACCCTCTACGTTTGATACCAAACCAGTCCCAAGAGAGACCTCCGAAATTAATTTCTACGGTCGAGTTAATCCGTCTAAATTCCATATATGATGCACCGAGAGAAGAATTTATATTTCTTGCTCGCACTTTACCAGTGTCACCCGATAGGATATCCCATTTATCACGGCCATCTCTAGTACGTTTTCTGATCCACTTTAAAGCGCCGTTCTTTGCGGTTGTGTCGATGTAGGTTGTTCCAATATCAGCATTAAGAGCGTATGGGAAACCTTGGCCTTTTAATTCGCCACTAGCACCACCAGATCCGACTGAGCGCTTTAACTCTTCCAGATCATTTTTGCTTGCAAGTTGGCTTGTGTCAATCGTTGGCAATTTCGAGCGTGTGACGAATGAATCACCACCGTTTTTTAGCTTGTCATCAATTAGAGCATCCAGACCTAATTCAAGGTGTTTCTCCTTGATGTTGGTGGTCATTCTGTCTTGCAACGTTGAATATGTCGGGAATAGAGTATATGCACTATTAAGCGTTAACTTATTAGCCTGTAAATCCCCAATATCACGGCCGATCTGTTGGATCGCTTTCTTTAGTTTATCCATGCTTCACCTCCTTAGAGAGTGTTCTTAGCGCTGGTATAAATTTGTAAAAAGTCTGTATTCTCAAGGTCAGTAAATTTCTGACCGAGTTCAGTCATTTTTGAGACAATCGCGCTGTCTGGATTTTCTCCAGCTTTGATTTTATCTGCGATTTCTTTGAGCGTGTCCAATTCTTCTGGTACTCCATCGCCCAAAATAGCAGTCTTGACCCCAGCGATAGCTGTATCTAATTGTTGTTGTGTGATTCCAGCTTGTCCAAGTTCTGACTTGTCGGCTTTGCTTGCAAGTGTGGTTTTAATTTCCTTGATGTCAGCTCCGACGGCTTGTGCGAATTGTGTTAATTTTTCTGTGTTTAAAGTCATATTTTTCTCCTAAATTTTAGCTAGGTTATAAAGTGTAGTCAAATCTGGCAGTTCTTCTGTCTGTGGCCCATTTGGATGTTCTGCAATGTATTTGTCGATTTCAGTCTTAACATCATTTTTAACAAGTGATAGGACTTCTTCGCTTGTGAAATCGTCCGCTGAACGAGTGATATCCAAACGTGTTGAGCGATCGCTTGGAAAAATATACCCATCACAAACGACTTCAACGAGATATGATCCAATCGGCAATGCCTTTTCGATTTTAAAAGTAACTTTGGATTTGTCCACTGTACTTTCAAATGTGGCCTTGCCTTTTTGATTAAAGATCCTGATTGTGGCATTTTTGCCATTTAGATCGCTGATCGGGCGCATGTTTTCATCCAGTAGCTCATAACCAAACAGAGAGGCAGAGTCGCCTTGTTTGACGATCCACCCTCCCTCAAACTGTCTTAGATTGGTAGAATTTAATCCCAATTGTCTACCTCCTTAATTTACGAGTTAGTATTTTTTTCGATGTCTCCAAGGATCTTCAAATCGCTGTTGAGTTGCCCGATGATTCGGTTGAAATCGTCATCGTGGATGCTAATTTCTGCAGCGCCTGCATTGATTAGGCTCTGTACCGTCTCAATGTGTCCGATACCGAATACTGTATCTCCTACAACTCCAAAATATCCTTGTTTTCCAGAATGGCTACGCATAACTAACATTGTTTCATTTCCTCTTTTCTTTGTGTTTGCTTGTTGTGGTGCTGTTGGTTCTTCCGTAAATGGTAACTCAAACCAGCCCACCATGCGTTGACTTGGTGCATTCCAATCAACATAACTAAATGTTCCATCATCTGATAAGTTCCTACGGACTTTACGAACCCATCCGCCATTATAGAGAGCGTCTGCATTGCCGTCTATATTTTGCTCAATGGTTGTAATCGTTCCGTCTGCGTGTTCTGCTACCACGAATCCGATGTGACCATATGGATGGTATGGAGAGCAATCAGAGACGAATACAGAACCGATAGGGGGGTTATTATAACCGTTGAAATATGTTACTTTAAGTCCCAATGCAGAAGCCCTGTCCAGCCCGTTTATAGCATTTAAATAGCTAAAATTTAGGTTGAACAATCCTTGGTACTGCAAAATGTTGTCGATTGCAGCAACACATTGTCCCCCGTAAGGATTAGTCGGAACGGTTAGACGTTGATTGACTACGCTGTCTAGCGTGTCTAACAATTGTTTTTGAGTAGTCAAAAGACCGCCTCCTTTTTATTAATCTTGGTTAGGTTCTTCATATCCCAGCGCACGGCTTGAATCGCTTAATCCTGTAGTAGTAGGGTCGTTTACGACACCGACAAGCACAAGGAATGCAAACAATACATTGACGAATACCAAGATTTTATCAACCGTTTGCCCAAATTCTAGCTTGATACCGAAGATATCCGCAAATGCTTGGAATAGCAAAGCTAAGGCTGGCACAAGAGTAAGCCAAAAGTTTTTATTTTTCAAACGTACATTCCAGTTGATTTTCATAGTTGTTCCCTCACATCTAAATTATTATATTTTCTATAGAGAGCGTCAATATACCCATTGCCACCGAGTTTTTTATAACTCTTGTGCATCTTGTGAATGATATCTGATTCATGCACCGTGGTATATCCACGCTTGATCGCTGTACTGATGTCACGTTCTAATCTCAAATACATCGTGACTAGATGCGCTTCATCATGTACTGCTAATTTTTCGTTTACTTCATTAATTTTCTTGTTGTTGTCCTCGCCAACTTCTTGGACGGTTTCCACTGATTTCTGGATTGTGCCTAGTTCGTCTTTTAACTCATTAAACTGTTCTTTGTTTAAGTTAGCAGATTTACTAGCTTTCATCCCAAACCAGCCTGTGGCCACAACCCCAATTGTCGGAGCGAGATGTGCGATTAGATCTGACAAACTCAATCACTCACCAACCTTTCTAAATTAGAGGTTGTGGTGTAGCTGTCGCAACTGGTTGAGTTTCAAGGTCACCGGCGGGTTGTGCTGGCTTGGTTTCTTTTGGAAGCTCCCACTTCCAGACTGCAAGTTTACCATTCTGTGATAGAGAGCCTTCAAGTTCTTCCACGGATTCGCCATTGTATGTAAAATCAGAGTTGACTTGTACAAGTACACGAGTTCCTTCACCGTATTTGGCAGTATAATTTGGATTATTTACAGTGAAGATGTCTCGTGCTTTGTATTCCTTGCCAATTTGTCCAGTTTCGATCATTTCCAAACCGCTGGCATACATAGTCGGGTCGATAGGATTGTCCGTATCTGTCACACGGGCCAATACCGACCAATCAGCCACTGCCTTGATATTTTGAATTTGTTGAGCCATTACTTCTTTTTCTTTGGTCAACTCTTGGATTTTAGCAATAGCGTTATTGTTGGCTTCGACAGATTTGTCTAGCTCTTTTTTGATCGCTACGACTGCGCCAGATGTGTCAAGTTCCATGCGGACGATGTTTAATACTGCTTCAACCAGTGTCGCATCATCTTCGGTCATGCGGTTTGTTGGCAAAATTTCCTCAAATACTCGATAAGGAAAGTCTTGCTTGATTGCTACCTTGGTAGTGTTTGCTACTGCATCGTATGATTTGAACTGTACTTTGTAATCCATTATTTAGTTACCTCGTTTTTGTTTTTAATTTCCTCAAACAGGTCTTTTAAGTCTTTGTCGGACTCTAAGACTGAGCGATAGCTTTCAACCTCTTGAGCAAGTTGTGCTACTAGTTGCTGTGATTCAGCGAGACGAACCTTAAATTCGGCTTCATTGATCGACTTACTAGTTAGTTGATTTGCTAGTTCCGTGATGATTGCTACATAATTATTTTCGTTCATTACAGCTCCTATCTGTAGTTATATTTCGAAAGGACACTGCCGATGTGTCCTTGAGCAGCACTATTTTTAAGATCCCAGCCATATTTTTGCAGAATACCAAAACATGTAAGCAGATCCCATAGATATGTACCAACGCTTCGATGGTTTCCGTCTGATGTATAGATCATTCTAAAATCAGATGCTATAATTTCGGAATATGTCGTACCATTAAGTGGGGCGATTCTAGGTTTACCAGCGTTTTGAATAATCCATCCCTGCTTGTATTCGCTGTGTTGCAAATACATTTTATCAGCATAAAATTTGGTATAGTCTTCTACATTTTCGTTTGTACTGTTGTAAATTTCCATACCACTAAATGTCCGATTCCCGCTATTTTCAGTTCCATCACGGTTTGAACCGATGATGGTCTTGGAAAATCTGTTTCCGTTTTCGATATGCGTTCCATATCTAATAAACTGAGTAGGGAAGTTGTTGAAAACTCGTCTGATAACTGCTGTGTCAGTCAACATGTTCATAGCACTACTGTCTAAATCAAATACCAGAGCTCCAGTATTTGATTCAAGTCTACCGCCTTTAATACGTTCTGCAGAAAAGTCGATTGAGGCAAGTTGCGTGATAAAGGCTTTTTGTGATGTAAGCTCTCTGATAAACGCTTGATTAGATACTAGCTTGTTAATCATAGCAGAGTCTACTAACACTTTATCAGCCGTGACTGAGTTCGAGGCTAAAATAGGTGTAGTGACTGATCCAGCCTTCATGTGTCCAGTTTCCACACTCTCACTTGCGATATGACGGCCTAAAATAGACCCATCAACTACCATGTCCCCTTTTACTTTAATCAATTTTGCAATTAAAGCAATAGACTCTGGCTCTTGTACCATTAAGGAGCTGATCGTTCTTCCGTTAATACTCTTGCCAGTACCGAAGGAAATTTGACTTGGTGTGATTTGGATATCCGTTTTTCTCACCATATCACCAATTTGGCTGGTGATTGTTGTGAATTGCCCATCTACGGTCTGTTTGTATTCGGCAATCTTAGACTCAATTTTAGTCTCTGAAGTGCCAGCTTTATCCAGTGGGCTGGGCCTAAATGCTGGAATCTTAGATCCACGGACTAAAATTGGATTTCGTATCCAAAACTCTCCGTTATTGATAGCATAGATGTAGAATGGGAAATTTCCTGTTTTGTTAAACTCAAAATCACGATTGGCAGTGAAATGGAATTCTGCTCGAATCCATCTATCTTTCGGTGTATTTTTGTCAGCAAAACCTTGACCAAATATGGCAGTATTGTTTGAATGGTTTTTTAATGCAAACGCTAGGCCTTTGTCTACCTCTACACCAGATTTGATCATGTAATCAAATGCGATAGAGTATACATCACCTTGCAAAATGCGATCAATATAGATTGGAAAACAAGGTCCTAGCCATGTTGTGGACGGAGACCCATCAATTTTCATTTTGAAGATTCCGTCTTCCGGCCTTGAAAGTCTATTATTATTATTATTGGACACACTGTATTCAGTTAATGTGTCCGCAAATCTGATAAGATTGTCTGGTGTTGTATCGGTCGCAACACTTTCAAATCTTCGATTGATTCCAGCTACATCTTCCTCATATTTAGCTTTTGCTATGTAGCCTTGCTCTAGAATCTGCCTTGTTGCTTTCAGGGCATCAACAGCAGCCTTCTCAGAGTAGGTCTGCATGCGCTGTTCAAGTTCACCGTTTGGGCCTGTTTTAGTCTCTAATTTTGTTAATTGAGTAGAAAGGCCTTCGACTGTCCTTTCAAACGTGGCTTGTGCTTGTTCCACCAGATAATTTTGATCTTCTGGGGAAGGTTGCCACAAGCGGTCATTCGTACCCTCGTAGAAGTCAAGTTCTGTCATAAACATTCCAGACCACACGTTTGGTCTTCCTTGGTATTCAAACAGAAGATATCCCTCATCAAATGCCCCTGTGTTGAAACTGAATGTTTTTTTGACAGCTCTGTCTGAGTTGGATGCTGGCGAGCCGGTTTTGTCAAAAATGATCTGTTTTTCATCAAAATCATTTATAGAGCCTTTTCTGCGTTTGTAAAAAGTGATCTTGACTCTCACGGTATTTGCATCAAAAGCTGTCAAATTAAGCATATAATTTGTATTTTGCTTGATAATGAATCGTGGACTGCGAACAGATGCACCACTGCTCAATAAAAACATGCGTTTCTGACCATTAAAATAAAAATTATGGGCAGTGAAACTCATCTTTCCATTTGGCTCAGTCCAATATTTCAAGCCCTCATCTGCTCTTGAATTCCTGAGCATGTTAGGGCCACCACTAACACCAATTGTGGTTAACTCTTCTTTGACTCCTGCCACTGTCTGCTCAACATAAGAGCGATCTACCTTGCCGTTTGTGACATTGGTCAGGTCAGAAATAGCTTTTTCTGTGGTCTGTTCAAATCGTGATTGAGCGCCTTGAATCCCAACAAATTGGCTTTGTGTTTGATCTTTGAAGTCATTGATTATTTTCTTGATATCTACATCACTGGTTTTCAACTGGTCGGTAGTAGACTTTAGTTCTTCCATTTTGACAGTGATGTCGCCATATGTCGCATTAAACTCTTGTGTAATTTCGTTCTTTGCTTTTTGACTTGCAACCTTAACAGTTTCATCAACTTTGGCAGCAACTTCTTGCTTGACTTTTTCAGCCTTGTTCTTGGCATCTTCAATGCCATTATCCATATCAAGACGCATTACACGCATTTTTTCAGCAATTTCTGCGTTCTTGTTATCAATCAGCTCTTGGACTTTTCTGTTGTAGGCTTCTTGTTCCTCTGATAACTCTCTGACAGCTTCCTTGATAGCATTTAGTGAGCTACTTTGCGATTGACTTTTCAAAGTCTCATAATCACCGAGTTCAACTTCTGATTGGTCAAAATTGAGTTTGTCAATAGTGATAGAAAAGATGCGAGCTTCAAATGATAACTTTGCAGAATCTTTGACGATTGCAACACGATCACCGAGCCAAATGTCGTCCCGTAGATCCAAGATGCTTGCTTTGTATTTACGGATTGGGTTGTTGAGCCTCAAGAGTTCTTGATATGTCGCTTGAAGCAGAACTTCTTTGTCCTCAATTTCTTCATCGACAAACACACCCCAGCGATGTTTTAACTCACCATTTTGATAAAGCCCCTTATTTTCAATATCATCATTTAAAACGATGTAATTTTGCCCAGCAGGCTTATCAATAGGTTTACCGCTTGCCTTTGTCCAGACAATATCAGTAAATTCGATTCTTCGACCATATCCACCAGTGGCATTGCCTTCTGAATCGGTTGATTCTTCACCCTTACCACGACCGATCAGAGCAGTGACAACATTGTCAGAGTCTTCTTCCATCGTGACTTCGAGGGCATTGTTTCCGTACTCGAATTGCACACCAGAGTACGAACCTTGCCGATGATACAAATCGATGTAGCGGTTGATGATCTTATTCTCTACAAACTCATAACGTACACGAAATTCGCAGTTAAAGGCCTCTATGATCTTCACGAGAGCTTCACGAGGGCTGATATAGTAAAAGTTGGTCTTATTTACTTTGGTAAGACCTTCTCTTTCGCCTAACTGATACCCTGTGCCTTCCAGTGCCACGTTTAGGGCTTGATCAGCAGTAACGCTTTGCAGTCGTTTGTCCTTGATAATTCGGACCGTCCGCAGGTCACTCTCTGCACGATCGAGACCTTTGACAACATAATTGTCATTCATGGTCACTTCGTAGGCTTTAAATACCCCAAATTGACGACCTCGCACGAAGAAACCAAAGAAACGCATTTCTTCAATGATTGTTTTATCAATCGCTTCGATAGGCAACTCAAACTCTGCAGCATCAAATGTGTTGATTTCGATTTTATGAGTAAATTCGATCAGATCTTGTTCTTTGATGATGTGGATCAATTCTTCTTTATTATTAAATAAATAAATCATTGATACACCTCACTATATTCAACCGTTAACTGACTTGATGGGGTCAATCTTAAAGTATTAGCCCCTTTCTGCAAAGAGAAAAATCTGCTGTTCACCATATCGAAATTTTTAAGCTCATTTCTGCCATTTAGCTTGATCGTGCGTTCTTTCATGTCAATTTCAATGCGATTTCCTTGTGTATATGTGCCTTTCAAACGAATATACTTCTGTTGCTCAACGTGCAGAAGATTGATTTCATTCACATTAACACCAACCATAAAGGAAATTTTAGGGTACGTTTCTTTGCTACCTGCATAATTGACCTGATTGCCAGTAACAGTCTTTTTATTCGTGAGTTTTTTCGGATCGTAACAGATCATTTTCAATTTAATGATTTGTTGGTTGCTTTCCTCATCTGGAATGTCTGCGGATTCAAACTGTGCCTTATAGATTCGATTTGGTTCGTCACCAAAAATCAAATCACTTGGCTCATTCGTATCTAGTAGCTCATTCAGTTTTTCGAATTGTAGCCGAAAAGCCGAGTTGTTGATTCCAGAGATTAAAGCAGTGATCTCAATTTCACGTTCTTTGTAAGACTTGCGTCTGAAAACCTTACCATCACGACCAGTCACATCTACTGTCTGATGTTCTTGGTCTACGACACTACGGCCAGAAATCATGACAGTCTGAAATGCTCCATTTGCATTTGTAAGCTCACGCTCTAGCGTTTTGCCGTTGAAAGTAGTCTGGATTCCCATTTCATAGCTTTTTAAAATCTCGTTTGTATCTGTGAAATTATACATTTTTCCCCCTTTCTACTTTTTTCTAAAAAGGCAAAGCCCTCATTTATAGAGGGCTTGTCTTTAATCTGATTCGTTCTTTCTTACCTTGTGCAGTAGTGATATCCTCTACGAATGCAGAGAAGGCACGACCGCCCAATTCAAGAGTTAATTGCATTGGTTTATTTTGGCTGTCAGCCTCTTTGATCTCGTGATTGATTACACCGTTGTAATCAAATCCAGAGCCAAGAGGATTGCTTGCAGTGTACTGCGATGCATCGTCAATCAAATTCTCCATTGACTTCGATACTTCTGATGCATTGCGGTCAATACCATCGGCCACACCGAGAGCCAAGAATTTACCGACATTATCACGGAACAGCCGTGATGGACTGTGGATCTTAGCTTTTGCTTGCGCAGCACGTTCTGCTTGTGCAACGAGTGCATTTGCTGCAGCGGTTACTGCACCAAGAGCAGAATACATACCTTGCGCCAAACCATGACCAATCATGCTACCGACTGAACGCATTGTCCCGACCGCAGCCATTCCAACTGCTTGGATGGCGTGCATCATTGAGTGCATCGCACTTCTTGCGCTACCGACACCATTTCTAATACCGTTCGTGATATTTTGTGAAATCTGTTGGCCAGTCCGCTGTGCAATTTGAGCCATTTGCATACCGCTGGTAGTCATCGTCATGGTCATGCGCATCATTCCCGACTGGATGGCCATACTTGCTTGCATCATTGCCATTGTGATCGTCATGGTCATACGTTGGAACGAAGCTGAGATGGTTGCTACGATGTTGTTCAACATTGCTTGCATCATAGAGCTGACAGAAGTCATGGACGTTCTGATTGATGCCCCCATTTGCGTCATTGCTTGTGTGACAGAGATGTTCATCGTGGTCATGGCCATTCTTACACCAGTTGCTACGCTATTCATCGATGTAGACACCACCGTGTTCATGCTTGCAAAGCCTGCAGTAAGGGCAGATCTAGCTTGCTGAACTCCAGCATTAACAGCAGTAACAACTTGTGACATCGCTGTACGCATAGCATTACCAAGTTGAGAGAACCCAGACGCAGATTGTACCATTGATGTCCCAAGTTGTGCTATAGTCGTTTGAACTGTACGGATACTACTTCCAAGACTTGTCAATACTGAGATAAAGGATGTGATTGATTGGATGATAAACGTAAATCCAGATTGTACACTGGTGATCATCGTATTAAATCCACTCAATGATGATGTAGCATTTGTGATAGCAGATCCAAATGATGCAAACTGACTGTTCAGCATTGTAAACATCACTGCAGATCGAGTTACTGCAGATGCCATTTGCTGGAATCCTGTACCAAACGAACGGATGCCACTAGATGATGCTGTTGCTGCAGGGCCAATTGTAGTCATTGCTGTCGCAACTTTTGGCAGACCATTCGCAAGTGGATTGACTGCAGAGGCAGCAGTACGCATACCAGATGCCATCTGTGTAAAGATAGATCCTACATTACGACTACCAATCTTGTACATTACCGTGTCTAATTTGTCCAAATCGGCACGGAATCCGTTTAAGTTACCACCAGCAGATGCACCACCAAGTCCAAGAACCGCTGCAGCAACTGCACCGATACCAGCGGCCGCTTGTAGGCCGTGGTCTCCTGCGAGTTTCACACCTTGTCCGAAGCGTTTGAACCCTTCACCAGCGTCCTTGATAGCACCACCAATTGACTTGATGACACCAGAGACACCGTCCAAAATGCTTTTAACAGCTTGGCCAAATGATTTAATGACATTAGATGCGCCTTTAAATACAGTGTTAACCACATTACCAAATTCTCGAAGAATTGGAGTAACAGGACTCAATGCAGTCTTGATTGCGTTACCTACGCTTGTAAATAGGTTCGCAATACTGTTGATAATGGGTGCGATCTGTCCGACAATCGAAGCAAATGCTTGTGCAATAGAAGATACTGCTTGACCAACCGCTTGCGCAATCTGTGCGACTGCTGGCATAACTGGTTGTAGCACTTGGACAATTCGCACGACTGCATCCGCAATGATCTGTGCTGTAGTCGTGAATACCTTGCCTAAAACTTCCACAAGTGGAGTTACCGCTTGTAGAACTGGTGGCAAGTTCGTCATGATAATTTCAGCAACTTTGACGATTACATTTCCGATAGTTTCTACGATCGGAGCAAGTGCTGTCACGATTTGAGAAATACCAGATGCGATTTGTTGAACCGCAGATCCTACCGCTTGGATAATAGCGCTGAATGATGTACCAAACGCATTAACTAATACAGCTAATTGAGGGGCAACACCACCTACAGCGGTAATGATTTCTGCAATCGCAGAACCAACAGCCTTAATAACTGGAACAAACGCTTGAATTGCAGGCGCTACTGTTACAATAGCTTGAGCAAATGCACCGATGATCGCAGTTGCTACAGTGGCAAACGCTTGACCAATAGATTGAACCACGCTACCGATTCCTTGCAAGATTTGAGCGATTCCAGCGCCTTGCATACCAGCTAGAGCCATTGCAGCACCAACTGCTACGATAGCAACAGATAATGCGAGGATATTTGCTGGATTAGCTATTGCCAGCGCTTGTCCGATTCCTCTAAATGCGGTAGCAAGACCAGAGCCGATACCTTTTGCAGCAATCGCAACACCAGTCAACGCAGACTTGATGCCCTCACCTAAACCTGTGAAGATTTGTTTGATGACTCCGTCTGATTGTCTAAATGCGTTTTCTACTCCTTTTGATTCAGTAGTAGCTTTAGCCCCTAATCCACTAAATGGGTTTAATTTAGAGAGCAACCCCATTGATTGTTGACCCTTGGATGCAAATGCTGCGAATGGATTCTTTTTCAGAACCATAAACAGCCCACCGATAGCTAGACCAGCACCGCTAATTGCACCAAGCAGACCACCAGCATTGGGAACCCCACTGAACATTTTCTTAATGCCATCAATGACTGGTTTCAGTTTGCTTGCAAGGGCTGAAAAACCAGATTGTACTGATTTGACTACTGCATTGACTTTGTTTCTAAATGATTCGCTATTTTTGTATAAGTCAATAAAATATTTCGCAACCAGTGCGATACCGATTGCAATCAATCCCCATCCAGAAGTCATTACAGTTTTCGCTGCACCGAACGCAGAACCTAAACCACTCACAATCGAGCGTGTCTGTGTCATAGTTGTGCCAATCGCAGTCATTGCAGGCCCTACGACTGGTGATAAACCAACAAAGCCACGAATGACCTTGGCAACTGCGTTGTCGCTCTCTGTGGCCCATTCAATGGTTTTGGATGTTCCAGACAATAAGCCTGTGAGCATCCCTTTATTCGATGCCATAACCTTATTGCGCAAGGCTTCCCATGATCCACCGACTTGCTCAAGTTTAGAACCTACGTTATTTTGCATGTCCTCTGCTTGTCTAGCAAGCCAAGCGGCAGCATCACCTTGCGAACGGGAGACCTCTTCGAGTGACCCTCTGGCAGCGTCCCATGATTTAGTGGCATCTTTAGTTTTGTTTGAAATACTGTCAAGCAATGGGCTGATCGCTTGCATCCCTGATGTATCAAACAAGGTCTTCAATGTTGCAGCCTTCTCAGACTGTGACATATCTTTGATCTTGTCGTTTACTTCAATCAGAATCTGCTTGAACGGCTTCATGTTACCAGCAGCGTCCGTATAGCTCAATCCAAGACTATTCATCAACTTGCTTGCTTTCTTAGATGGTGCTGCCATCTTGAGCATAGCGTGGTTCAAATCTTGTGATGCTTGTGCTGCAGACATACCAGTATTAGTGATCAGACCGATCGCAGTAGATGCATCTTTCATATCCACACCCATCAAACGAGAGGAACTTGCCACGTTAGACAAGGCTTGTTCCATGCTCTCGACAGATGCATTAGATACGTTTGCTGTTTGAGTCAATACGGCTGCAGCCTGTTCTGCAGATCCGATACTATCGCCCCAAACGTTCATTGCTTGTTGTACAACCCCAGCAGTTGTGACCAAATCGGCACCAGAGGCAGTTGCTGCTTGTGCGATTGCTGGGAAAATCTTCTTAATAGTTTCTAGGCTTGCACCGTTCTGGGCCATGACAATCATTGCATCTGCTGCATCCTGTGCAGACAGTGGCAAGTCTTTACCCATTCTGTTGGCTACATCTGCCAGACCTTCGATGTCTTTAGATGTACCACCAGCTACGATAGCTGCCTTGTTGAGTGAGGCCTCGAAGTCTCCAAAGCCTTTTACTGCTTTTACACCCATTGCAGTGGTTGCTGCCCCTGCAATCGTCATGCCCTTGCCGACTTTCTCAAGTGATCCAAAAATATTAGATCCAGCTTTTCCAGCCTTTTGTGTGAGACCTTCGACTGCAGAGCCTGCTTTTTGCATCGTTGCAAAATAACCTGCATCAGTGGCTTTCAGCACGGCTTCTACTTTAAAGGACTTATCAGCCATCTATACCTCCTTCCTTTCGCCTCCTTTGAAGTCTTTTGGCAATCTCGATCAGTTCTTGATTGACCGCAGGGCCTTGAGATCTATTCAAGACTGTTCTGCGTCTCTCTTCTTCGTTGTAAAAGTCTTCGAACTTCTCAAAGATATATCTTCCGTCTTTCTTACTCGCTTGTGCTTGTCGAATTTGAAAAGCGAGCAAATACACTCTCTTTTCTTCGTCTAGCATCTGCATGTCTCTTGCACGCTGTCTGATATTAAACTCTTTCAGCGTCATGCGTTGAGCAGTCACATAGTCTGTGATGCCGAAGAAGGCGAAGATAGTTGCCATCAAGTCTTCATAAGTCTGTTCAGAAGTGAGTTCGACCGTGGTTTTCTTTAGGCTTGTTCCACCGCTTCCACGATCGTCATCGTTGTCTTCTTGGTCAGTTTTGAGGTCTTGAAACATGTTAAAAAATCATCGAAGACAACATCGAGATCGTCTTGTTCTTCAAGCCATTTCTCAATATCCTTTTCAGATAGTTTGCTCCGATTCGTGATAGTTGCGGCCTGAATGATATCAACCAAGATCACAGGGTTTCCATCCAAGAGATACACAACCGCAGAACGGACACCAGCCCCGAAATTCATTCCATTCACGTTAGAGCAGAACTTCTTATCAAGTTCACGGATAAATGCGATGCCAAAAGATAATTCGTGTTCACGTTCGTTAATTGTCAATGTTTTCATTATGATTTTTCCTTTTCTTTGTGTTTTTTAGTGAAAATAAAAGAGGGCTTTCGCCCTCGTAGTTATTACTGCTTATAAGATAGCAGTTGTGTCAGCAAATGCATAAAGCACTTCTGCTTCTTGTTCTGCGGTAAGTGTCGCATAGCCCGGCACTGGTTTGCCATCGATTGCCATTTCAGTTTGCAAAGTGATAAGATCTTCTACGTTTGCAGGAACTTCCCACTTGCTCAATTTACCAATAGCATACAATGCTGGATATTTTGCACCTTGTTTTTCGCCTTTAAGGTCGATGTCCCATACTTCCAACTCGTAACCTTCGATTACAGAGTTTTTAAGCATGTTATTCAATTCATCACGAGACGCAACTGCTTCGATTGAGAGTGTAACTTCCAATCCACCAGCAGCCGAAATAGCACCGTCTTTTGTCTTCGTGCTATCTGTTTTACGTTCGTACTCCCATTTGTGTTCTGTTTGCAAAGCAAGTTTTGCTGCAGCAGTTTTGTCGCCTTTTTTACGGAACATCAAAATCCGATCTTTACCTTTTTGTGGTTCTAATACCATTTAGTTTTTTCCTTTCGTTTAAACAAATTTAAATTCCATGTCAATGACTGCATGGAAGAGTGTTTCTTCTGTGCTGTTGTCTTTAATGATTTGACTATTACTAGAGAGGCCCATAGACCAGCTTCTATTCTCGATGCGATTGATCTTGCTCAATTCATTTTGAATCTTATAGATCATGTCTGACAATCTTCTGCGATTGTTGATGTCGTCCCATACATGGACTCTTGTGCTTACTAGACCAATCAATCCTGACTTGGTAGGATTTGGCATTAAATGCGTATCACCCATCACACAAAATGGATATTTTGCAGACATATCTGGCAAGGCAAGATAAACATCGTAGCCCAACGAAGAAATACGCTTGTAAATCTCGTCAAATAATTGTTGATCTGGCTGTTTCATTTACCTATCATTCCTTTCTCTAAATCTGCTACAAACTCTGGAATAGTTTCTTCCAGCGCTGGCCCCATGTACGGTTGAGCTTCCATCTTGCGTGTTCCTACTTCGACATAACCCGAATAATCTGTACCAGTTTTCACTTTTGCTTCATCACGGCCAACAGTAAGATGTATAGACTGTCTTGTAGCACCCGTAGAATATCCACGAGTAAAGACAGCGTTTCTTACTGCCCGTCTATGCAAGCGTGAGCCATGATCCTTTAAGATCTCGTGTGCGTCAAATTTAACTGCTTGCGCAAAAAAGAGGGTTGCCCCTCCATCGTTTATATCAATGTTAAACATTAACCCATCACCTCGGCCACATACAAGACTGTAGAGCGTCGTTCTGGATTCTTTCGACTGATAACCTTGTATCGCTTGTTAGCGATGATAACGGACGATATAGGGCCGTTTATAACGTGGTTAAAACGTAAGATTTTGGCATCTACATCGACTTTATCAAGCAGTTTAACTTTCAATTCCAGCCCTAATTCAGAAATAAAGCAAGGCAATACCTTTTTAGTAGGCTCTGCGTTGCTCATTCGTCCTAATTCTGGATCATATTTAGGCTTTCCAGCCTGAAATACGAGTTCAACACGTTCGCTTTCTCTCATAGCATCTTAAATCCTCGATTTTCAAGGATAGAGGGGTACTCACGCTTCAAGATCTTGTTAAATCGAGCAAAATCATCTTGATTAAATTCAAGAGTTAAACCTTCGAGTGTCTTCTTAGAGTAGCCTTCCGATCCAATGCGGTTGAATCGTTCGATCATGATTTCAATAATCATGTAATCAAACTTTTCTGGCACTCCAAAATCTCCAGTATAGGCAGTAAAATGCTGGGTTGTCATCTCCTCGATTAAACCAAGCGTCTTGTCCTGCAAGTCGTCCTCGATATTCAACAGCACTTTCACTTTATCGATGTACGACATAATCAAATCATCCTTTCAATGCTTCGACTAATTCAGCTTTAGCAAGCGTAGAATAGCCTTCGACACCAGTTTCTTTAGCTAAAGATTTCAAATCTTTTAGCGTCATATCTTCCAAAGCAACATTTTCAGTCTTTTCAGGTTCGAATGGATCGCTCTGTTGATAGTGATAACGTAGTAGCATGCTCACGTTGTCACCCCCTTTTGAAATTACGATTCACCGAATTTGACAACTCGTGATGGATCATAGAGATATGTTCCATAGTGTTTGTCTGCAGTGATGACAGTTGCTTTCTTCAAGATGTCACGGTCAGTTTCAACCATCACATCACGTTTCAATGCAATGACGAATGCACCGTATTTGTTCACATCGTCTGTATCAGTAGCATCAGCAGAGACTTTCACGAGGAAGCCTTTTCCTTTTTCTACTTTGTTTGTACGAACGATCTGAACACCAAGCACTTCACCGAATATTCCGTTCACGATTGTATCTGCACCGAGTTCTGAACCTTTAGTCCAGTTTTGAGCTGCATCTTTACGAAGAGCAGCAGCGTCTGCAGGGTTAACCAAGGCAACATAAGATGCATCGTCTTCATCTTCGAAGATGTCAAGAGCTTTTTGTAAGTTGTCAACAGTAGTAGCTGTTTCGGCTACTTTTTGGACTGCGCCTTTCGCAGCTTCTACAATGTCGTTATCAATTTTGTTAGCAAGGGCAAGTGATGCTTGATATACCGCTTGTCCAATTGGATCGCCAAGACCTGAAAGAAGGGCTTCGTCTGTGATTTCATACCCTTTCGCAGCCTTTTTGATTGTCATTTCAGACTTTTTAGTAGTCAATTGGTCAAGAGTGATCGCTACACCTTCTGCAACTTCTGCTGCATCTCCAGCGTATTCCCATTTAGGTACAGTGATCTTGTCGCCCGGCTGTCCTACAAGCGTATTGTCGACATAAGCGAGTGGGGTAAATTTGATTAGTTTAGGCAATTTAGCTGATACCATGTCAGCCATGACTTCTGGCACTACCATAGTAGCTTTTTGAGTAATTCCTTGTGGCATAAATTAATTATCCTTTCAATTGGTTATATAGTTCTGGGTTCGTTTGAAATAATTCGCTTCGGCTTTGATAGCCCATCTTACGGAATTGTTCCTTGGTGATCCCTTGACCAGTTTCTTCTTGCTTAGTTGGTGTTTTACCAACTAGCATTGTTTGTACTTTTGCGTCTGCAAGAGTATTTACAAGCCCAATGAGTGACTGCACTGACTGTTGTGTATCTTCTGCATTGTTTCGTACAACAAAGTCAAGCACTGTTTCATCGGCTGTGATTCCAGCTTCAAATAGCATCTTAGAAGCCTCTTTTTCGAGTCCGTTGCGGTTCAATTGCGCTTCCAGTTCAGCAATGCGTTCAGCTTGTTTTTGAGCCTCATACTCTGCTTTCTGTTCAGCGTTCATCTTGCGCAACTTCTCAGCTTCTTTCTCAGCTTTTTCAGCTTCTTCTTTCCACTTGGCAAATTTCTTGTTGATGATCTTATCAACATCTGCGTCCGTGTACTTCTTTTCGTCTTTCGGTTCTTCTTGATGTTCTTCTGGTTCGGCCGCTACCTTTTCAACATCTTCAACCGTTTCGACTACTTCTGTTTCTTTGTTCATGCGAACCTCCTATTTTTAAAGTCGTCCCCGACTATCTTGTATTCCATAGCTTTTAAAGTCTTCAATGCTTGGACGAAATAAAAACCAGCCTTTCGACTGGTTAGATTATGCGATAGAATAGCAGCCTATTCCTGCTTGTCAAGATGTTGGATCACCTCTCAATCTCTGTGTTTCCGTTTGACTTCGTCAATCCCTGACAGTAGCCCGATTGTCATTGCATACCCAAACAAGAGGATAAGAAATAAACAGACAACCCCTGCAGTGACTGATACGATATTCCAAATATTCAAGGTGGCTCCTTTCTTTCTTTTTTGACAACAAAAAAAGCCGTAAATTTACGACTTTTTATATATTCAATATGCGTAACCTGCATCCTTTTTCATGGCATCAAATTCGTGCTTTAGCGTTTCATCTGTGAGATATTCTTCTGCCAAAGGACCAAATCCAAATCCTTTTGGGTTTGTTAAGATCTCAATAACTTCTGCTTGATCTTCTGCAGTTGGTTCATTTGGGAAAGACATCCACTTATAAAAAGAATCTAAAAGGATTTCAACAACAAAACCTTTTCTCTCTTTATCGACTAGAGCGCAACGGCCATCTTCGAGAGTGACCAATATATTATTTTTTGACTCATCGACACCGATGATTTTATTCAATTTGAACAAATTGATCACCTTCTTTCACATACAGGTTAATACCAAATTCCTTCAATGACTGAATTTGCTTCTCGCTTGGTGTGTTCGTAAAGTACATACTTGAAACATCTGATAAATTAACGTCACCATGATATTGTACTTCGAGATAACGCACACCAAGAGCCTTGCTCGCTTCTTCTGGTGTTTCGATTTTGCCAGTTTTAAGCAAATCTACCTTTTCTTTCAGCACCCTATTATCGATACCAACCAAATTCGGTCTGTTTGGATTATCTGCAACAAGCTTTTTAGAAACTGCAGGGCCAAGACTGTTATTTACTGTGAATGTTGTCTTGTTTGCCACTTTATCTTTTTTAAAATGGATGATAACATCACCGTATTGAAAAACACCGTTATAGCTTGTTAAGTTGTAGGCAAAATCTTTGTAAGCGTCCTTGTTCCCAAAGTAGCCATACTTTTCAAACTCAGGCTTCTTCAAGCGTTTGCCAGACAAACCAAATAATTGATTTGTGGCTTGTCTTCTGTATTTTGCATTGAGAGTCCCGCCACTCGTTCCAGTTTCAAACTGATTCATAAACCTTCCAGATTCTATCAGTTTGTCAATGTTCGCAGACCTAAAACGCATAGAATAAGCACTGTTGTCTATTACTTTTTTTAAAGCTTCACTCGATGCATTAATATCATCAGCAGATAGCTGGCTTTCTATATGACTATTATACCACTTTTTAGCGTTGTCAACAAAGTTTTGTAAAGTTTTATGGGCTAAATCTAAACCATAAGAAAAAGCTGTACCTACAGATGGAACTTCTTCAATTTCTTTAGGTTTTTCAACCTCTTTTTCAACTGGTTTAACAACTTTAGAATAATGAGCAGCAACACTACACCGACAGAATGGATGCATCGGAGCGCAGTTGCGTCCAGATTCCATTTCAGATATCTTAAAGATTCTACCATCGAACGGAGCGCATATCTTACAAGCGCTTGGTTCTGCTATATACTCATATTCGTCATAGCCTTGTGATTCAAGACTATCTTTTTGCGCTGCCATTGCAACTCGTGAACCCTCTGTCACTGCCAAGCGTTTGGCTTGATGGGCAGATACACCAAATTCTTTGCGTAGCTTGGAAATAATCTGTGTTGGATTCTTTCCGAGAATGAGCAAGTCAGTAGTTGCTCTCTTTACGATATCCCGCAGAGTATTTTGACGATCCCAAATACGACTAGACCAAGTAGCACCGTTAAAATTGCGATCTATCGCTTGCTTCATCGCAGTAGAGACCGTAGCTCCTTCTGATACTCCCAAAATACCAGCTTGACTTTTTAGCCCTTGCAAGTATTCGCCTTTCAAAAACTGTCCAGTCTTCTTTTCTTCCTCGTTTGCAAGAGCAATCATCTGCAAGTCTAGCTCTTGTTGCAGAGCTTCAAGCCTTGATACTCGCATTTTAAGGTTGTAGATAGCCAACTCTCTGTTAGCTATCGCACCAAAATCTTTCTCTTCAACATAGCGTTTAGCTTTCTCAGCAAATGCAGCAACATCCATTGCATCAAGTCGTGCTACAACCTCAGAGTAGGGAATATTCCCGTTCTTTTCAGCATAGCGATTGATAAACGTTCTGATTTCCTTATCAATCTCGTTGAAGTAGTAATCATGCATCTTTTTCAACTCAGTCGCATAATCTTCATCACGCTTGATTGCTTCTTTCTGCTCTAGCTCAACACGGTTACGCCAGTAACTATTCTGTCTGACGGTCTCTGTCATCCTCTACACCGTCCTTTTCTTCGTTGCCTTCTTCTGCATCCTTGTTGATTGCAAGATCACTCATACGCTCATTTAGAGCCATTTGCTGATACAGTGCGCTATCTTTCTTGCTTTCTTCTTCCATGCGCTCAAGCTCTTCTTTTGGATCTTGGACGATAGACAAGACAGATAGTTTCGTTTCGTCTGACACTTGGCCATTTAATTGGCTTACGATCTGCGCTTCTTCCAGCGTATTTTTAGGCACGTTACGAGTGAACTTGTAATTCAATTCAGACCATGCATCTGCTGGAACTTGCGTAGTTGGTACAGATAAAACAACCTCGTACAAGCGATTAAATCCAGACTGCATTTTGCGGTCTTTTGATTTAGCGAGATTGTCCATTGCTTGTAACTTGTATGCAAGGGCAGTCCCAGAGCTATTACCAAAGTCTTTGTCTGATAGATTGGCAACCATTGAGATATTAAAGATTGCATCACGCAATAGCACAATGAGGTTTTCTTGTGTCTGGTCTGCGTTTGGTTTCTGCAGGAAGTCAACATCTAACTGACTGCCACTTTCGCCCCAAAGGTTAAATACACGATTATCACGGATGCTTGAACTTACTTCATCGTCTAGCTCCATGCCAATGATCTTCAAGTAAGCATCTGCGAAATAATCAACATCATTCGCTTTCTCGCTGACCGCTTTGTTGAGTGCGTCAAGCAGTGTCTTCACACTTTCAAAGATGCCTCGACGTTCTTCATTCTCGATCACTTCGATGATCGGAAGATGTGAATAAATGTGGTTTGTTCGTTCGCCAAAATGCACATCGCCAGCGTTATCGAGTGTGAAGTAGATCGTTTCTTTATCAGTCACAACCTCACCAGTGCCAGCGCCCGTCTCTTCGTCAATCATGTACCGTACAGCGAATTTAGGACGCTCTGCAACAGAGTTGTCGTGGACAATCAGCATATTCATCGGGCTGTTATATGTCACTCGTGTGTTTGCATCTTCGTCTTGATACACATACCAAAATGCATGGCCAAAGATATCAACTAGCTTGGATAGTTCGCTCTCGCTGTCTTCCATGTCGTTGAACTTTCTGAAATCATTGACATAATCACTAATCACTTGGTCGTCATGTGATACAGTGGCTGGAACACCGATGAAATAACCATTGAACATGTCCACGATGTATTTTGCATAGTTGACAACTAGACGATTGTCAGGCTTCCATGCGTCTTTGGCTCTAGTATGCAGAATCTTGTGATCTGATAGATATAAGTTTTCGTTTTCTCGATAGGTTGGCACGAGTCTGCTCAAATGCAAGCGAATTGCTTCTGTTACGATCTCTGCAGTTACCTCAGTTTTTACTGGTACTGTCAGCAGTCGCTTGTTATTAATTCTGACTTTGGTCAATTAAAAGCCCCCTTTAAATGTTTTGATTTTTGATTTAGTGATCTTATCTTGGATTGCATACCTTATCGCATCCAGACAGTGGTTGTAGGAATCTACAGGCTCGTTTATGTATTCATTCGTGGCCTTGTCCTTTTTCCATGTGTAATTTTCTAACTCTTCGATAGTCTTCACACATCTTTCGTCTACAATCCACTCATACTGCAAGAGATACTGAATTCCTTGCATGACTGAACCAGCACCCTTCTTGACATCGATAACTCGCCCGATACCAAGATTCCGAAGCTCTTGGTTCGATTTCTTTTCAGCCGAATCGGCTCGAATTTGCTCCTTCGCATACCCAAGGGCGGTAATACTCTCTGCGATCTTGTCATTTGTCAGTCCTTTTTTTACATACTCCTCGACAACATACAACCTTTTACGGTCATCATCGATTTTCACATGCATAAATGCGCTCGGGTCGTTAATAAACCCATAGTCAAGGCCAAAATAGGATGTGATTTGCCTTAAATCGTCCTTATTTAGCAATGCTTTCGTGTATTTCGGGAAAACCAGCTTGTCGAGAGTCGCGAACTCACCCAAAGCGTATATTTTATAATATGCCTCGTTACGATTAGCAAGCTCTTCGATATTCTCTCTTGTCAGTGTGTCTAAAAAGCGATTATCTTTGTAAGTCGTCTGATATACGACTGTGTTTTTTGGTTTTTTAACAAAAAAAGCATTATAAACCCAGTTCGCTTTAGAAACCGGGTTGAACATTAAATATATTTGCTTCTGCTTATGCGCTTTATCCCGTAGACGAAGCGTGAGCTGTGTGTAGTCGTCAAGAGTGAACTCAGACGCTTCTTCCATAACCACATCAGAGATGCCCTTGATGGATTTTATTTTCTCCGGGTTATCCATCCCTTTAAAGATGAACTCTGCGCCATTCGGCAGCTCTATACGAAATGCAGACATGTTGACTTTGCACATGTTAAGGATGCCAAAGTACGACAATGTCGATTGCACATCTGCAAAGACTGAATCACGGACGGTAGCACCGACTTTACGAAGCACAAGGATCTTGCGTGGCTTCTTCCAGTCTTTTAATGCTTTAATGACTATCTTCTGAAAGACCCCGTGGCTTTTACCAGACGAAGCCCCACCGTAGTGAACCTCAGTGAATGTGTCATAGTCAAATAGATGGTCGTAGATGTGTCTGTTGAATACCTTGGACGGGCTGATGTTAAGTTTTATCGTCATCCCATTCACCAACCGTTATTTCGATATTATGATTGATCTGTTCGACTTCCTGTTTATCTCTCCACCCTTTCATCTTCCTATTCTTCAACCAGAAGATTTGGGCAGTGATGTTTGGTTTACTGTACTTTTTGACAGTAACCACTTCACCAGCATTTGTCACTGTCTCTTCTTCGTACATAAAACCAACTGCGTTTTTAAAGAGCGCATTTTCTACTTGCCTGTCGACAACTTCTTTTCCTTGCTTTAAGGAGTCCGAAAAAGCCGAATACTTCTTTTTCCATTCTTTAAACGTAGAATAAGCAACACCCATATTTTTGGCTATTTGTTCATCGATCAACCCATCTCTTGCCCAGCCTTGGATCAGAAGCAAGCCTTCATCGGTCAACCATTCTGTATATTTCGCCATCTGGTTCACCTCGCTTTCGGCAAAATAAAAAAGATCGGTTTAATCCGATCCCATTGGTATCAAAAAAAGAAAGACAAGGAGCATGTAACGTGAAAAATCATCAAAACTATTTTTTGGAGATAAAACTTTGAAAAAACGCTCAAACTGCTTGGAGTAGATGTCCTGTTCTCCTTGTCCGTACTACCATAATAGCACATTAACATTACCATAATGTCCGTCTTTGTGTCATAATTTTAATGCTAAATGTTCGATACCAGACTTTTTAGCACGTTGGTATGTTGTGCGTGAACAATTTAACTGTCCCGTTGTCTTAATCCAGTTGTAGCCGTTGACATAAGTATAGCGCAATACAGCTCTTTCGAGTGGGTCTTCAAGCTGGTCGATTGCACTGATTGTCTTTCTGCTTTCAGACCAAAGAGTCATAATCTCATTTTCGATCTTTTCTTTTTCATCAATGATTTTCACGTTCAGCTCTTCTGTCTTATTTCCCTGTCTACTTCCTTTCGGTTCGTCAGAGTAGACTTGCGCTTTTTGTACAAGAGATTCCAGAGCAAGGATTTCCTGTCTCTTTGATTTGATTGTATCATCAAGAAATTTAAGGTTATTCAGCCGTTTTTTAACGTTCATCCACCAACTCCATTCAAATCTGCCACCTCTTTTAATTCCTCTGCCCGTTGTCGTTCACGCATCTGATACTCAGCATTTAACTTATTTAAAATAACATCCTGCGCATTGTTCTTCTCAGCCATTCGCTGGATAGACAGTTCATGCTCTTGTACCGTCCATTCCATATCGTGACATCTATTAGTCAGCTCATTGATCCGTGAGTTTAAGTTGACGCATACGATGAGGAATATCAGTGATACCGATGCGAGGATTGTATAAAATAGTTTATTCATCAATAGTCCCTTCTACCGTTATTCTGTATTTATTCCCGTTCTTAAATTTCAAAGGGATTTCCACTTTCTTAGCTCCTTCAAAAACAATTTCAGCCAAAGCATAAATAACATTCTGGCCTATGAGGTTTTCTAGTTCATCTTTCATCGTTCCCCTTTCTATGTTTAAAAGCTATCACACTAGCCCAGATAAAACCAGAGAGCCAGACTAGGCCGAATAGTAAATAAATAAAGTTTTGTAGGGTCATTGTTTCGTTTCCCCCGTCATTCTATTTCTTTCAACTCTTAATTTAAAACTAGTATTATCACCGAAACATACTAGAGTTGTTTCTTCTTCCCACTGGTTTTTTGTGTATGGGTATCTGTTTGGTCGTTTCATTCTTTAATCTCCTACCTTTTGTTATTTTTACTACCTAAAAATATCACTATCACCCAGAAGCAAGACCACATTAGGTCTGAAAGTGACTTTAAAAAATGTTCTAATGTCATTCTGCTACCTCCAGCAATTCGGGATTTTCGTAAATGTTGCCTAGAAGATACACATTACAATTTTCAATACAGTCAAACAGGTTATTCCAGACTTCATTTCCTGTTTTTATATCAATTAATTTGAACATACCATCTTTAAAGATAATCTTTGCTTTGCCACTGTCTTCAAATTCATCACAATATGTCCAAAGAATGATATCTTTTTCAAAGAGTTCATCGCCTAAGTCATCCATAAAACCTGTGGATTTAGTGAAAATAACATCTTTAAAATCAAAGCAATCACTTTCACAAATTCCTCCCCAGCACAAGTCGATTTCTTTTGAGTAATATCGAATTGATTCAATGTAGTCTGCAAAACATTTTTCTTCTTTTATCCACGCTCTAAATTTTGGAATCATCTTGCACCTCTTTTTCTACTGTAATTTTAAATTTATAACCATTTATTTTTAAAGGTAAAACTGACCCAATTATAGTTTCATCTTTTATTAAATCAAAAATAATCTCTAAAACCTGCTTGCCTAAAAACAATTGTGTCTCTACAAAATTTTGTAAATCCATCACTCCACCTCTTCAACTTCAAACAGTGGGCTGTTGAACACTTCCCCAAACCCAGCTTCTTCCAGCTCTTTGCGGGTGTGAAAGTTGACTGTAGAACCATACGGATAAGTATCGCTAAGATACCAATAGCCACCATCCTTATTCTTTTTTAGAGCGACGCAATCTTTCTGCATTCCTTTCATCTTCACCAAATACTGCTTTTCTTTCTCGACCTCGTAGCCGTCAAGCCACGCACGGGCGAAAGTTTCTTGGTTTTTCGGAACAGATACCCAGCTATTAACTCCAGACGGCGTGTAAGTAAGTGCTTCATGCAATCGCCTTTTTTCGCTTTTACATTTTTCAATCCAATCCGCAACAAACTGCGGTACTGTCACTTTCTCACGTTCCATAGCACCATCAAACTTCCCTTGTTTATACCCTGCATAGTATTTATGAAGCCCATAATCACTTCCAAGTTTATTCAAAATTTCATTGATCCATACTGCTTTAGTTCCAAGATCAAACATTTCAATTCGTGCGATAACATCTTTTAGTTTAATTTTATTTTTATTGATCATTCGATCTGCACTTACGACGCACTCTTCCGGTACTTCTACTCTTTCGCCACTATCCAAAACCACAACGGTTCGTGGAAAATCATCTGTTGAGTAAGCAAACCCGTCAAAAGTTCCATAT